TTAAAAATTTTTTTATTTTTATATTACTATAGAAAAAAAAATAAAAACTCAACATTTGCCTACAGATGAGTTTAATTTTATCGATAGATGATTTTAACAGATAAATGTAGAAGGAAAATTGGAAATAATGTGATAAAAAAGATAAGATAAGAAAAGTATCGATAAAATTAAATAAAAATGTGGTAAATATGATAAAAAAGTGTGGTATTTTTTTGTATTATATGATTTTAAATTTTTTTTTGTAATTATATGATTTTAAAATTTTTTTTTTGTTCAAGTATGTGGATCAGCACATAGGACAAGAGCGTTTATTGTGACCGGTTTGACCGCATACACTGCAGGTGCGGGGGGTGGTCTTAACGATATGTCCGAGTTTGCTAGGACGACCGCGCTTCTTGGGTTGAGAGGGAACATCAGTGGTGATGTCATCCTTGGGTTTGTTTTTGGATCCCTTAGGACGTCCGCGCTTCTTGGGTGGAGCGGGAACATCAGCGGTGATGTCGGTCTTAGATTTGTTAGTGGACCCCTTAGGGCGGCCGCGCTTCTTGGGTTCGAGGGGAACATCAGCGGAGATGTCATCCTTGGGTTTGTTTTTGGATCCCTTAGGGCGGCCGCGCTTCTTGGATGGTTCAGAAGGGGTGGTGTGTTGATTGATTTCCTCGGTGGTGGTGGGGAAGATCAGGTCGGTGATCTTCTTGGTGAGGTCATCAGCGCCGCCGTGGGGAGCGGTGACATTGTCAGGGATGTCATCAACAAAGTTTTCGATTTTTTCCATGAGTGCGATGGTAAGAAGAGGTGCGTGAGAAGGCATGATATAAGAATAAAGTAGATAAGATTCGAATGAGTCGATGTGTAGTCGGTGATTCGTTCGCGTTGTAGTCCGTAGATGATGTTTAAATATGATTAATCTTATTCTCAAATTTAATAAGATAATCATAAAAAGAATGAGATAATCATAAAAAGAATGAGATAATCATAAAAATAATAGAAATAAAGTAAGATAATGTGATAAAAATGGGATATTATTTATAATATTATTTATAATATGGTTTATCATCAACTTGTTTAATATTATATAAAAACTTATACATATGAAATTTATGATATTTCATAAGATAACATAATAATAATATAAAACCAATAGTACCCCAGAAATATATGTGATGATAGCGTTCAAGTATATATATATTATTTGTAAAAATATAAAAATAAATAAAAATAGAGATAATAATATAAAAAAAGATTTTCATTATATAATAATATTTAAAAGAAAATAAAAAAAAATAATATTTAAAAAAAAAGAGATATAATAAAATATAATGTCAGATAGACCATATGTATCAATATTAACTCCGACGTATAATAGGAAAAGATTTATAGAATTATGTATATTAAATCTTTCTTATCAGACTTATCCTAAAGACAAACTTGAATGGTTTTTATTAGATGATAGTAATAAACCATATACTACTGATGAATTAAATCATATAAGGAATAGTATTCATCCTATTAAATTAAAATATGTTTATGAAAAAACAAAACAAGAAATAGGAACAAAAAGAAATAAATTAGTAAAAAATGCTACATATAAAACAGTCATAATGATGGATGATGACGATATATATCAACCAACATATGTTCAAAGATCTATAGATACAATGATAAATAGAAATGTTAAGTGTGTGGGATCAAATCAAATGATTTTCTATCATCAATCAAAACCAGATAAAAGATTAACGATTATAAGATGTCAGGCAAAAAGACAAATACATGAAGCTACAATGTGTTTCACAAAAAAATATTTTAATTCGATGCAGGGTTTCAAAAAGAACTCACAAGGTGAAGGAGTAGGATTAATTGATCATAATGATAAAAATGTATATAATATTCCTATAGATGATTTAATGGTATGTGTTGCTCATAAATGGCAAACATTATCTAAAGATCCATTTTATGAATATACTGATCATGTACAACCATATGAAAATAGAGATGTATTAAAAAAACATTATGATTTATTAGAGAAGATACTAAATACTGATGACTAATACTAACTTAACCAGCAAGATTTGTTTGTGAATTATCAAATGCTTCTTTAGATTTAAGAGCCCACATTTTCTTATCTTCTTCTGATACTAGTTTCCAAACATTACCTGCTCCTTTAACTTTACCAACTGGTTTACCTGTTTCTTCATTAATTTCTTGTGCTGCTTCTTCTATAGATGCTTGGTTATCGGGATGAGATTTAAAGAATACAAATGAAGATGCTGGTTTACTGGGTTTATCTGATTTTTCTTTCTTTTCTTTCTTTTCTTTCTTTTCTTTCTTTTCTTTTTTCTTTGGTTCAGGTTTTGGTGATTCATCAACATCATCATCATTAATATTATCATTAAATACTTCAGAAACTACAGGTGTTACATCGGTAGAATTATTATCACTACCATCTGTAATGGGTTGCTCCATATCATCAAAGGGGATTAGTTTCTTAAGATCATCCATAGTTTCACCATCAATGATCTTGCCATTGTCAAGGAGTAACTGAAAGATCTGATCGCGGAGGTTTTCAGCGGGAATACGGTGAAAGTCCATTTTTATATATTTAATTATCTCAAATATCCAAATCAAATTTATTTGAAGTGTTCTTAAATACATAAAGATTAAAATATATCTATATACATATGATAGAAGGTTTATCTGAATCCCAGGTGAATGATATTCTATCATCTAAAGCGTTCTTAGATAAATACAAATCTTATGAAAAAGAAGTAGATATAGAAAAACTGAATAATTTTTTCGATGATATTGAAACAAATAAGAATTATTTCAGATTAAATATAAAAAAATCAAGAAAATATATTAATCGTAATAATGATACAGATGTGATAAAAAATATTAATTCTAATATAAATAAATGTACTGATACAAATTATGAAGAGATAATAAAATTGATCATAAATGATATAAATCAAAATGAACATTTATTGAATTTGGTGATCGAAAGTATTTTAGAGAAATCTATAATACAACCAACATTTGTTCATAATTATGTAAAAATATTAAATGAGATAAATAATCATAAAAATATATTGCGAATAATAAATAATACATTAAATAAATATCATGAATTTATATTTGGTCATAATTCAGTGCGTTCGGAAAATGTATATGATAATTTATGTAATGAAAATAAAAGAACAGATAATATGATAGGATATTTAATGTTGATGACATATTTAGATAAAGAAAAAATAGTTTGTGATAAAATAAATATATTGATAAAAAATATCATGAATGATTTATTTGAAAAAGAAAATGATGAAATATTTAAATTATTAAATTGTTTATATAATATTGGTATAATATCAACAGAATATATAATAAATTATAAAAATGATTTAATAAAATTAAAAGATAAAAAATATAATTCTAAAGTAAGATGTAAAGTAATGGATATAGAAGATTTATATAATTAAAATATAATTAATATATAATATATATTATAATGAGTTATAAAAAATTGGATGAATATTTGACTGGAGAACAACAAGCTAAATTAAAAGTAGAAAATAAAAAAAAAGAAGACACAAAAAGAGCTATATTAAATAATTTAAAGTTAAAGACTATATATGATCCATTTACTTTTATGGGAGATTTATTAGAATCTCAAGTAGATACTAAATTTTCAAGAAAGACTGTTCAACAGAAAGCTGAAATTTCAGCAGATAAACAGTTTGATTTAAATACTGCTGTCAACATAGAAGCTTTACAGATTAAGATTAATGAAATAATAAATGTATTAAATATATGTTGTCCAGATAATAAGGTTGAAGATATATTTTTAAATACAGATGATAAAGATACATTAAAATTAAAATTTTTAGAATTCTATTATAATGTGATAGAAGGTGAAAAGGAACAAAAACGCAGAGAAAAAGAAGACAAAAAACAAGATAGAAATCAGGATAAAACTAAAAGAAAACATCAAGATAGAGAATTAGTAAAAAGAGTAAGTGTTAAAAGTGATAATATATCACAATCATTAAATTTACTTATTAGGAGATTATTAAATCCAGAAGATAATTTAATATTGTTTGAATTAATATCTAGAATTGGACAAAAGATAACAGAAAATACGCCTTTATCAGAAGAAGATGAATTTATTTTAAAAGATTTACAAGAATTATATAGTTACTCAAAAAAAGGTAAAGGTGGTATAAAATCATTACATGTAATGATTGAATTAATATTTGGTTTTATATCATATTATGATGATAATGATGGTGATGGTATGAAAGTAAAATATCGAGAAGAATATCCAGCACCATTATTTAATGGAGTAGTAAGATATAGAACAGTATTGAGTCAAAAAATAAGAAAAGGATACATTACTGAAGTATTTAAAAGAATGGGATTTACAAATTCTCAATTAAATATGATATTTACTGAAACATTATTAGGAAACCCAACACCTGATAGAGAACTTCAATTATTAACAAGTTTTGGATCAAAAAGAAAGTTTAAAAATAAAAAAAGAACAAAAAAGAAAAAGAAAAAGAAAACAAAAATGAAATAAGTTTATCATAAAATAATAATATCTTTTTTTAATATATGGATTTAAATTATTCTGGGATAATAAATAATATTTATTCTGGTCAAAATATAACAGCACATGATAATTATGAATATATAATAGATACTATAGATGAAAATATATCATCTATATGTAATGAAACATCTGAAGATGTAAATAATGTGATAAATATAAAAAATAATATAATAGAAATATTAAATTCTGTAAATGATATTGATAATTCTGTAACAGTATCAGATAAATTAATAAAATTAACAGATTTATATGATGATTTTAAAAAAGAATATTTAGAAAAACAATCAGAATATTTTGAAACAGAAAAAAAAATGAATGATATGATAAATAATGCAAAAACAAATATAAAAAAATTAGATGTAGTAATGGATTTTATGATAACATTAGATACAGAAGATTGTGATGATGGATTAAACTCAACAATAATAGAAAATATTAAAAAATACACAGAAAAATTAAATGAAAATGATAAATTAACAGAAGCAAAAAATAATTATATACAAAAGAGAAAAGAAATAGTAAAATATTTAAATGTGATAAAAAAATTAAATAATTTAAATGTGACAAATACATGTCCAACGTGTTTAACCAATCCTGTAAATATTTATTTAAATCCATGTGGACATACATTATGTGATGATTGTTATAATAGAATATCATATAATAATGGGATGAAATGTTTTTTGTGTAGGAATCGTGTGATGAATAAATCCCCTTTATACTTTTCGTGAATTATGTCACATTATAATTGTTTTAATAAAGATTCCATTAAATCTCTTTCAGATGTTCTTGATTGTTTATTTTTTAAAAATATATAATAATCATTCATAGAGAAAAATTTATTATAAATATTATTAACAGATATACCAATTTTATTTTTATCAAGTGATATAATAAAACCTTTTTCTTCAATATGTAAATTATTTTTTTTTATTAAAATGATATGTTGATCGATAAATATATCATTATCTTTTTTATCATATAAATAGAAATTAAGAAGTTTTTGTTGAATATCAGGATTAAGAAAATAAACAATAGTGTTTTGTTTATCATCAGTTAAATCAAGAATATCTTTAAGTATTTCAGTATCCATATATATAAATATATATAAATAAATGTTTAAACAGCTAAGAAATAACCATGAATAAATATAATTGATAATAACTGAAAAAATATACAAAATCTAAAAATATTTGATTTAATTGATAATATAGAAATATCTGTGAATTTATTTTCTTTATTATTATTATCATTATCATTTAAATCATGTCTGGATCTTATACCTGAATAACCAACAGTTGTTTGTGTAATTGTACTAAAATATAACCAATAATACCATGGATTATTAATATTTTCTTGTATAGCAAGACTATTGTATAATACAAAAAAAATTAATATAGATGATATATTAGTAATAACATAAAGTAATCCATCTTTTTTTTTTAAAAACGGTATAATCATTATATATGATATTATAAAAAAAAATAATATAAAAAAAATAATATAAAAAATATAATATAAAAAAATATGATATATTAAATATATTATGATAAAAGATATTAAAGTAATAAAAAAATTATTAGAAGATCATGTAGAGGTTGAGTTACCATATCCTTTTGATGGGGATGTAATTATAAAATATATAACACAAAAAGATGGTGAACAATATTTTTCAACAGGTGGGAGATATATAAGAATGTTAAATAAAAAAATATTATTACAAAATTCAGGGAAATCATGGGCAGTGCCAACAGAGATCTGTAATAAAGAAGGAGATATAATATATAAATCAAGATTCTTTGTTCATAAAGATTTTGAGAAAAAAGAAGATAAAAAAGTAACAGAATTAGAATCGATAATAAAATCACAACAAGAAGTGATTAAAAAATTATCACAACAAGTAAAAATGAAAGCAGAAGAAAATGAAAAATTAAAATTATATATACAACAAAAATTACAAAGATAAAAATATATTATATACTATATGAATGATATAATAAAATTATTATTATTAAATTTATTATTATTTATATTGTTATATTATGATATAAAATACAGTGTGATTTTTATAATAATAATGATAATATATTTAATAACAATTAGAAGTAATATGAGAAATAATTTAGTAGAGGGATTTGATTATTTTAGAGATATATATTACATGCCTGACTTTGATGATAAAAATGAATATGGATCTGTATTACCTAATTCAGTAGAATATAATTCTGATTATGGAGAATATTCAACAATGTATTCATTTAATAAAGGGGGTGGGAAAAAAATATTAATAAATACAAATGAACAAACATTATATAGTAAAACAGATAATTTATTAAAACAATTAATAGAAATATTAGATGATGATAAAAATAAATGTAATGGTGAATATGATTATGGAGATTGTAGTAAAAAATGTGGTTCAGGAGTTCAAAAGGTAACCTATAAATTAAATAATAAAATGATAGATGATAGTGAATGTGATCATAAAGATGGAAATACATATAATAAACATTGTTATTTAAGAGAATGTAATGATGGTGAAAAATGTAAATATAATAATGACTGTATAAATGGAAATTGTGTAAAAGGAATTTGCAGTAATGTGTTTGGTTGTGATAAAGATATATTTATA